GATTCTACCATTGCATGACCGTCGATGAAGGCTTGGAAACAGCGTTGCTTTTCGTCTTCTGCGCCGGCTCGAATCATCGCATTGATGAGTGGGGTTATATAGAAAGCTACGCTTATTGGGTTGACCTTTCCGCCCATTGAGAAAGATTGTTTTTCGCATAGGGCTTTAAAGAAATAGTTTTTTATATTCTTTAGGCCATTATGAACGATGTATCGGTTTTCAAGTGATAGCATTGACATCATATCAGAAATCAAACCAAGGGCCGCTAGGTCGATAAACTCATCTGCATAAGATGTAAACATATGTCTATCTATATATCTACAGAATTGCCAGGTGACTCCTGCGCCACAAAGGTCTTTATTCTGATAGTTTGAAGATAACTGATTATTTACAATGGCTGCACGGTCGCAGAACTTTGTATCTGGTTCTACAATGTGGTGGTCGAGAATTAAAAAGCTTGGGATTACGTCCCCTTCTCTTTCCGTTATTAACTTTTCCATATATTCATAGTCATTACTACCAGCGTCAGGTAATACAACATATGATGGACAAGTATTAAATACATCTTCATAGGTGTCTGAAAGTCCATGACCTTTACCTTTGTGAAGTATTGGAACTATATTTACTTCTTGATTAAACTTACGTAGATACTGTATGAAGATTGCGGCCGAGGTGAATCCATCTACATCACTATCGACAACCACAGCTATTGTCTCATCTTTTGTAGCCTGAGTCATAAGTATAAATAACGTTCGGGCCTGGTCAATATTATCTAATAAGGTCGGGTCTTCTAAATAAGAATCATCTGGTACATTAAGGAAGTAGTCCAGTTCTTCGGGACTAAGCCCGCGCTCTATAAGCAATTCATTGGTATAGTTCTCTCTTATATCTTTATTTACTAATTTACATTTCATTTATTTTACCCTCACACGTTTTCTATATAATTTCCAAAAGACTTCACTTCCCTTATCTGTTGGTGAATCCTTCATATCTAACAAATTCTCTCTATCATATATAAAAGAAAAATCACAATAGTTCTGATATTTCTTTCCTATTTGCCATAGTTTATCAAAGTATTCTTCGCTACCAGGTAGTTCTTCTTTATCAAAACAAATTACGACTTCGCGCGGGTGTGCGGTCTGCATCAACAGTTTCAAAGCGTGCTTATTGAATTGACTTCCGCATACTGCGGCCGAGCAGTTAGCAAAATCCCACCCTTCCATTTGGAGGACAGATTTCTCTGCCTCAACCAAGAAACACGTACCCGTTCGCTTTATATTATCTTTAGTCCAATTTAATCCATACAGATTAAGTGATAGTGGATGACTATACCATTTACCTTCAATCTGTACTGGCATATATTTACCTACATTCTCAACTTCCCACTCGTTAAGGGCGCGCCCTCGTATTCCAACGAGTTCGCCTTTTGGATTATAATGTGGTATTATAATCTTATTCTGTGGTACCGAATAGCGTATATTAAATTTTTCCATACTCGTTTTAGTAATGCCATCGTTTAACCACTCCGGTGGATAGAATTTTGTAAATACATCAATTATGCCATTTGGATATGTTGGAAGTTCTATGCGCTCGGGCGCAGTATACATATCACGTACACGTTGATACCTCTTCGACGCGAAGCCGTCCGGTTTACGGTAATTACTACAATCAAGAATTACCTTATATATGTCTTGATACCAGTCGTAACTAATTCCCCGACACTCATAATAGTGTTTAAGAAATTTAAATATTGACATATTCCCACATTCTGTATAACATACAAAAAGATGATTGTTTTCATAATAATACAATTTCATAGACGCCTCATCGGCATCTTCATTATGACATATCGTAGGAAAAATTACATATCCTGGTTTTTCAATATAATTATCTACCCCTAAGGTTTCCATTAGGTTAATAACCTTTTGTGTATCTAGTTCTTCAATTATACCTTTATAATCAATCAACTATTTCACCTTGATTTAACCTTTCTATTATAATATTTAAATGTTCGTCCTCTGAATCTTCCCAACTCTTAATATTATAATCTGTTCTTGTATAAAAGTCTGCAACTGGGTCCATTCGAGAATCGGTTATAAATAAATCTCTTTTCTTTAAGGTTCCCAAATTCATATCAGACCAAATTCTCACCTGCGTCCATTCACCACTTCTAACTTTAAATATATCAGTGACTAAATTCGGTTTATTCTCTGGATTATTCTCGTATAACGGCGCCAATATCTCTAATTCTTCTTTTGTTGGTCTCGCCATAATCGCACCATTATCAGCCTTATTAATCGTACTGCGGCCGCCCGCTAATGCTCCTTCATTTCTTATATCTTTATTGTCATCACCTTTTGCATTAAGCTGAGTTGATGTAAACATTGCTACGTCCAATTCAACCGCCAAATCTTTTAGCGCTGTTGCAAACATCAACAATACCTCATCATTTCTTAATGCAAATCCTTTAAACTCATTCAATAATGACGGTCCGATAAATATATAGTCATAAAACACATAACCTATATCATATATAATACAATTTTCTCTTACAATCGTCTTAACCGATTCAATTGTTGGATTCGGCATTTTTACAAGAACTAAATTATCATACTTCTCCATTAACGCAATTGCTTGTGTTATAACTCCGCGCTCTCTATCAGAAAAATCTGCATATTTGAATCTTGTCGCATTTATATCTGTTAAGTAAGCTAAAATCATCGTTCTGACTTCTTTAAATCTCTGCTCAGTCACAATAAATAAAACTCTTTCGCAGTTTCCAACTTGTTCCCATTCACAAGTTGTACTATTATATCTAATCGGATAAGCTAAATAACAAGCATCAGCTACTGCATTTCTTGTTTTACCAACACCAGATGCGGCAGACCTAATTGTTAGAGTTCCTTTCTTTGCTCCATCAATAACTTGATTAAAAATTTCACCTTGTATTGGCATACCAATTTCATATGCTGCACCAAGCTCATCGACCAACGTATTCATACCCTGCGCCGCAGATTCAACCTCTATTTCATCGGTTGTTTCATACTTGGCTTCTACACCCAATAGTTTCTTTCTAACCACATCAGTTATCATCTTTGGACTTAACATATTAAAACCTTGATTAATTTCTTCGGCTTTTGGGTTTGTTAAATCCTCACAATAAAACTCACTTGTATCAAAACCTTGCTTTTTTAAATCTTTAAGTAAATTAAACATCTTAAAACGATTATAATAAAAGTCAAAGTTTTCAACTTCAGATAACTCTATTATATCTTGTAGATATTCAATTCCATTTTTATCTTTAAATAACTTCGCAGATACTTGGTCTGGTTCTATAAAGTTTTCTATATCTATGGGTTGTATTTTTGTTGCTCCATTTCTATACAACCCATTAATTGCCATAAAAATTGACCGCTCAAATCTTGAAGGAAAATCAGTTAGAATGAATGAATACTTATCTATTTCACTCAATAATTGCGGTTTTTTCATTAAGCAACCGAGTATCTGTTGAGTATCTCGTTTATCAATCACTCATCGTCCTCCAAATCATCTAATACACTAAAATCGACCTCGAATTTTCGAGGTTTGGTCTCTTTCTTTGATATAGTTATTTGTTTTCTTTCCATGGCCGCACGCATTTGTTGTTCTATTGCTGCGACTGTTCCTTTTTGTTTATTTTCTAAATCATACCAATATGCTTTAGAATCATCATATACATATGGAACTATTCCAATACCACCGGCCGCTTTTGACGTATCGCCGTGTTTAATACTATAAAAATAACGCAACGCAAAATAGATACCTTTTGCTGAATAAAAAGGCTTCTTTGATTTCATATATCGTTCCCATTGAATAAAGAATACATTGGTGATTGGAATTTTTAAGTCTTTTGTTAAATAATAATAACTTGCGTCTTTCCAAAATTCATCAGATTGTTCTTCGTGAATATCAATATTTCCACGTCTACGTTCTCGTTCTTCATAACAACTTTTGTGAGCATACCAATTACCATGTTTAATATAGTCTATATTTTCTTGTTGCGTTTTTTTATCTATATTTTCAATACCGCAGATTCTACACTTAATCATAAAAAACTCCTTTCTTCTTTATTATATTATACCACAAAAATGAAAATAAGTCAAATTTAAAAAGAGTAGGTTAATCCTACTCTTTTTAACTCTATTTAACCATATCTCTCATCTCAAGCAATACTAAGAAGAAAGGCTCTTTCTGGTCTTCAGTTATTTCTGAAAGTTTAAGTTTTCTACCAAAAATAATTTCTACTTTCTTTAAAACCTTTTCTGCATTAGCTGGGTCTGCATTTACAAGCTTTGCCCAAATCTTCTGTGCTTCATCTCTAATCTCTTCGAAAGAAAGTTCCTCTTCTTGCTTTTTCTCAATTTTATCAACCACTGTTGCGCCGTCGAGGTCTCTTTGCTTATCAATTGCTTCGTTAATAGCAGCTACTAACTCATCATATCCAAGCTTAATCTT